ATTGCCCGCTGAACGTCTTCTGTATAATCTTTAACTGCCTGAGACAATTCTATTGCCAGCTGGTCTGTGTTAATTATTTTAGACATCTAATTCACCGCTCTTTTCGGCCTTAATTATAAACCACATCCCATCATCATTCAAAGTATCGGTGTCTTTAATGTCGTATATCTCCCTAGTTAAATATAATTGGTCAAAATTAGCTCTGCCTGGCATTACAAGGGTATTAATATATTGCGACTTATAGTTGTCAAATATAATTCTATAATCTGTTGTATTAATTACATTGAGGAAATTTATATATCTAATCTTAAATTTAATTGTTTTTTCTTCTCCCAATTGTTTTGCTGCATAATATTCTGACCCAAAAAGTTCTAGCTTTTCAGCCCAGACAGTTTCCCAATCTTCCCAATTCGGAATCTGATTGAGGTTTTCATCTTGAGTAATACCGACAACTTTCTGAATGATTAACTTTCTTCGCCTAACTGTCTGTAAGTCTTTCATTTTTTGTTCTTTAGTTTTCATCTTCATCATCTTCTGGAAGTAGATCAACGGCAGTCTTAAGTTGCAGCCTTAATATTTCCCTCTGGAAGTTTTCTTCAAAGTATTCTAGAGCGTTGTTGTAATCGTATCTGCAACGATTAAGTAACATGGTTTTTGGCTGACCGTCAACCGAATAATCAAGATCTGCCCCAACTAGCTCGTTAAGATAATTCTTCCCCCGCTCTATCATTCCAAGAAGAGCGACATTTTCCTCATTCCAGGTGATTTTTAAGCACTCTTTTACCTCTTCAAGCATTTAACCACCTTCTTCTGCGGTTTCTTCCCCCACTCTTTTAACCAATTTTCCGTATCTGGTAGAGTTAATTTCTTCAAGCCTGTTTTCAGAAATATACAAGAAATCCCCCGCTTGATGGAGGGATTTTGTATATTTATTGCGGAAGCCCTTTAATACTTCCGCTTTAATTTTCTTTTTAGTCATTAGTTTTCACCAACTTACGCTACCGGAGTGTAGTCTACAACAATTACGTATGCTTCACTTTCGGCGCCGACTGTTGAGGTGATAACAATAACGTTCTGGCCTTCTGTTAACTCGAGTGAATATACGCCCTCCGATTCGTCAACTGTATCACCGTTAAGGGTTACGGTTAAAATTGCAGTCTCATCTTTTGCGGTTGCCTCAAGATCTAGAGTATCATTGTCTCCGGTTGTAGTATCATCTGCAACTTCAGCAGTGTAGTAGTGGATATTTTCATTGAATGTACCATAGTTAACCTCTGCTGTCAGTTCGTCGATCAGGTCAATTCCTGATAGTCTGGCGTCCACATAATCAGTTACACGTACAATCGGATAAGCGGGTTTCAAATCGGTAATATCGATTATCATAAATGACTTATTGTCCAGAGGCTTGCCGTTTCCGTATAGCTTAGTCAGATATACTCTTTCGTCTTCAAGAAAATGATAGTGATCACTATACTCAATCTTTCCTTCTTTGCCCGTCCCGAGTCCGAAAAAGTACCTTTTTGCCAAGCCGATAATCATTTCATTTTCCGGTACCCACACAGATTGTGTTACCCTGGTCGGGAACGGGAATATATTATTAACCCATGCACCGTTTACCTTTTCGGTCGTAGAAGGTAATAATTTTGTAAAATAATCAATCGGATTAACAACAAGTAATACCTCCGTTACTGGCCTAACTAGACCCTTTAGCCCTGTGGCAAGCTCAGCAATTAATCCCCCGTATGTTTCGGGAGTAATTTCAGTAATCGGTACGGGTATCAACTCAGGATAGCCGTCTGTTGGATCTAATGATCCTGCTGGATTACGCCTCATACCAACAGGTTCATCAATACCGCTACCATCTATCAATGCTTTTTCTAAACCATTTGCAATAGCTTCTGCCAGAATTGTTCTAACATAACGGTCAATCCATTCGGGGCCTATCTCAAGCATGGCTTTACAGACAGGAATATAAGCAGACAGTTTAGCATGTTTTAGATTAATAACTTCAAAACCTGAACTTAATTCCTTAGTAATCTCGTCACACAGTTTCCCCCAGTGCGACAGGAACCGACCGTCAAGTTTACTAACAAGGATTTCAACCAATATTCCGGTGTTCTGGAAATTAATTGCGTTCAACAGTGGGTGGTTCTCCACGATGTCCTCAAAAACTGCATTAATTACTGTCTTCGGTAATGTTTCGTCAATTAGAGTAAGTTCCTGTTTCGGATTACCGGACCGCATTGCACTGATTATCTTATCGTAATATTGCTTCTCTTCGCTCGTTAGCACGCGGACACCTCTACCGGTCAATATCTGGTTATCGGTTGCCTCAACAAGTCCCTTTGCTTCTGCCATTACAGCTTCCTGTAACATATCTGTGTATTCGGTAAACGCCTGTGAAAATTCTTCCTCGTTGCCTTCTGTCATAGCTTTGTTCATTTTTACCATAATTTCTGCTTTTTGCTTATTTAGCAAATCCATATTTTTCATCATTCATCATCCTTCCTGGCGAACAATGCCGCCATTAGTTTTTTAGGTTTGTTTTCTTGCGGGTCCTGCTCTGCAGGTTTTTGTGTTGCCGCACTCTCTAGACTTTGTTTCATGGCTACAAGTTTTTTATTGTAATTAATTTGTTGTTGCAAATTTTTGTTTACTTTCTGCGCTATTTCCTGAGCTTCGACAAGGTCTTTTTCCTCTTCAATTACTTCATCGGCAAGACCATATTCTAAACATTCTTGAGCGGTAAGCCAAGATTCACTTTCTAATATTTCAATGACTTTTTCCTCGGAAAGTTTTCCGCCTGATTTTTCTAAATAAGCCTGTCTATTCCCTATCGAAATTTGCTCTAAGTCATCAGCAAATTTCCTGAATTCCTTATAATTTCCGCACGCGCAATCCCACATCAAGTGAAGCATTTGCATCGTATTGGAATACATTTTAACTTCATCACAAGCCGTTAATATAAACGAAGCGGCTGAACAAGCAAACCCATCCACATATCCAGTAACTCTGGCAGGATGCCTTTTGAGCTGATTTCTTACGGCCACAGCTTCACTAACTGTGCCGCCATTTGAATTAACGTATAAATTAATTTGCTTTACGTCCGGATATTTGGCAAGCTCATTTTTAAAGTGATTTGCTGATGTTTCGCTTTCAATCGTTTCTCCTGTCCACCAATCCCGGCCATCGCCTTCAATGTAACCATAGATGTACATATCCAGTTCTTCTGGTCTATCAACTGATTGTTTTAACTCAAATAATCTTTTCTTCACCTAATCACCTCCCTCAAATCTAGTTTCTGCTCTTTCGTAGTTTTTGGTTATCCATCTAGCTTTGCTCCATTCTGTATTAAGCGGCTCCATTCCCAACTGTTTTAATACATCATCTATGCTATAACCTCCAATCCTGAATAGTATTTCTAACGCTCCGGCTATATCTTTAATGTCGACTGCTCGTATTCTGCTAGTATCAACTTTTATATATGTCCTTTCCGAAAATGCTCTCTTCCTGTAATACTTACGGTTCACTTCATCTTCAATTAGCTCTGCAACCGGGTTAACACCGAAGGTTAGAAAAAACTTAATTAACTCCCCTATCTCTGCTACTTCACCTTTTAAAAGCTGTGGAGGTATCTGGAACCCTATTGCTACAAAATCAAATATATCATCAATAAAAGACCGTATTTCTTCGTTATCGGCTCCACCTTTTACGCCAATATTGCTTTTTAATTCCTCGATCTCTATTCCATTAACCGTAGGAATAACCGCTTCCCCTTCTGCCTCAAAAAACTTTTTAAATTTTTCCTCAAATAGCTTTTTTAATTCATCTTGAGCTTTTACTGTTGTTGGGTAATTTGTAGGAACCTTAGCATTAAATTTCCTACTGTTATTTTTCTTGTAATTCTTTTGGCTAGACTCAATTAATGTAGAATAGTCCATATTGAGACCGTCTATTACATTTTTAATTTTCTCGTTATGCAACTCTAAATGAATAACTTCCGATTCCGCATATACGTTTTTTAGTGAATAATTATCTATTACGACATCAGCATAGATATACTCTTTGAAGGCAAATTTCTTAACGTTGTAACTATCAGCTACATAGAAATAACCATTTTGCTGTATAATAAGTGCTTCGTTTTCTTTCACAAGTTTGCTGACTACATCGCGCCAAAACTTAGAAGCTGACTTGTTCGGGTTTGGCTCGACATTGAAAAGGTAATAGTTATCTTTCCTGACTTCTTTTCCCTTCTCATAAGTTTGGAATTCGCTTCTTGATACTGCATTAGCTATTAGATTAATGCAGGCTTGTACTGCTAATTCTTTGTAGAATACTTTTCCCGCTAGTGTTCCGATATAAGCGTCTAATTCTACTGTTTTGTTATCATCAAACAAGCTTAAAAACCAGTCCCATACTACCATAATTCACCTCCTTAGTAGGTGTAAACATCGAGCGATAAGATGTTATCGTTTATTTCTTCTAATTCGTCATCTTTCGATAGTGCATGTATAAATGCAAAAAAACCGTCTGTTTTACGGGTTTTGGGTTCTATTTTCAGATAAGTTGTATTTCCTTTTTTGTCTACTTCGATATAAGTATTATTTACATACCAGCGCATTGTAGGATTGTCTCCAAATACTAAGGTTTCCTCTGCAAAACTTTGTTCAATTAATGGCGCTACTTTTGCGTGAGTTACAGGGCCACTTCTAACCTGACTTAACGGCAACCCCTTCTCCTTAAACTCCGATTTCAACAAACTAGCTCTGTAACTATCACAGACGTTATCGATTATATTATATGCTTCTGCCTGTTTTAGAAACCAACCCGATATATCCTGTGCTGATATTGCGTCTCGATTAATGATAGTTATAAGCCCTCTATCTACCATTTCCTTAACAGGGAATTTAATCGGCCGGCTTTCAATCTCGAGCGCTTTATGACAGACAAAAGTATGTTCTATCCAATATCTTTTCCCGCTATATTTGAATAGCAAGCCACAGCTTGCGAAGTCTGTCGTTCTAGCATAGTCAATTGCTCCTATACACTGCATGCCCTTTAATTTCTCATAAGGCATTGGCTGATCAGTAGCCTTAATTTTCTCCCAGGAGGCCACCATCGTAAAATTATCCTCCGCCGGGAAATTCATCCGCTTAGTCAAAAACTCCTGGGCAATATGCGGTTGATATTCCATTTTAACAAACTCTTTTTCCATTTCCTTACGCAACTCAAGGAAATAAGGAAACGAAGGGCAAGCCTTAACCCACATATCAGGTTTTTTTGCTTCTCCCCTGTCGTCGATTTTGTAGATAAGGGGAAGAAATCCTATTCCTGTTATCTCGCCATTAAGGACCAGCTTTGCCATATCTTTGTAATCATCAAGGACGCCACCTCGAACATACCCGTCCGTTGTAATATAAAAAGTCCGGGAGTGTTTTCTCTTGCCAAAACCGGAAGTGAATACTTTTATGTCACTGTAATCCTGATACTGGTGTATTTCATCAAAAACTAAACACCCAGTCCGTTTCCCGTCTTTAGTCTTAGCATTTGAAGTATTATACTGGATATAAGAATTAGTTTTGAGATTAACTATTTTTTCTTTGGTCCAGTAATAAAAGTGCTTTAATTTGCTTTTATAATATTCTAATATCCCATGAACATCGAAAAAGCTAGTTTTAGCCTGATCTTCGTTATTGGCAACAATGTCAATGTTATAACCTTTAATACCGTGATAATGGGAAGAAAGATAAAATATAAGCGATGATATAAAACCGTTCTTGCCATTTCCCCTACCCATCATTATGAGGAATTCGTCGAAAACAATATCGTCATTTGATTTGCGATAAGCGTGGATCAGAGCAATTACAAAAAGCTCCCAGTCAAGGAGCTTATAATCAAAGTATTTTTCTATTATTCTGACCGCTTCACCCGTTTTTTTGTTGTCGATATAGACATCAGGGTTATCAAGTTTAGCCTCTATATAATCCATCGCCCGCTTTAATTCTTTGCAGGCTGGTATATCCCCGTTTTTGATTCTGCTCATGTACTCATCAATATATTTGTGGTATTTGTAATACACTACATCATCACCACCCCCCCGGCAGTTTCATTCTTTACATCTCGTCTGGCACATTATTATCTTTGGGGCTCGGTTTAAGGTTTAGTTCAGCCAATATCTTTAGCATTTGATTAACAGTTTTGTTTCTTTCGGAAACAGAATCGTTTTTCTTATATCCCCACTGGTTCTTGCCATTTGTATATTTCCTGACTACTCCGTTTTTTTCTATATCCTTTGTTAGTTTCTGAAAAGTATCCCAAAGTTTCATATATGCTTCGACAAGATCAACATATTGTTCTCCATAATAACCGTTCCGTTCTAGCTGGTCGAGCAAGTCCTTTTTTATTTCTTCGCGCTTAGGCATAACCTCACCCCCCCTCATGTGATGATTTTAAAAAATATCTTTTGGGAGTTCCCCACTCCGGTCCCCGTATTCCTCAGTAATTTTCATTTTTTTGACCCGGGGGGACTTTTATTAAATATCTCTACCACCTCTCAGATATATCCGGTTTATTTGCGCTCTCCCAATTCTCCCTAAACTTCTCAAACTTTTCAGGGTGTTCTTCGTTATGACAAGCATTACATAAACTAATCAAATTATTATCATCAAGCGCTAAGTCTGGCCTGTCTTTCAAATGCTTAATGTGATGTACTGTTTTTGCCTTACTATACAATCCTTTCGCTTTACACTTCTGGCACTCGTGGTTATCTCTCCGAAGTATCTCTAATCTCTTATGCTCCCAGATAGTCGATTTATAAAATCTTTTAACATTTCCGGCCTTAATTGCTTTTAATATTTTTTTTGGCAACACAGTTTTCACCTTATAGCTATATAATTACTTAATACTTGGTTCTACACTCTCATACTCTATTCCAGCAAAACATTTTAAAATTGCTTCAAAAATAATTTTTGCAC